TATTCCTCAATAGTCTTCATTTCGTATCCTTATAATGGTCTGAATAAAGCATCATTAGTGTGTAATGAAGAACTTTCATCAAATCGTCTTTATTGCTGCCATGCTTTTTACCATAGCGCCAAAGATATTTGATAGCAGTATTTCGGAAGGTTGGCATAGAATCACCGAGGGCGAGCCACACATCGAAACATTCTATATTCTGCTCTTCAGTCATATAATGTTGCCCATATGTCTTATCGATATAGGCGTGGAAGTCGCGAATAATTTCGTCTTCCTTGTATTTGTATTTAGGCGCAACCTTTCCGGCAACATCTAATTTATTCATCATGCCTCCAAATATTTCATAATGTAATCCACAATAACCTTCTGATCTTCTCTATTATTGTTTTTAAATTTAACAGTGTTAAACATAAGAGTCATATTCGTTAGAATATTCGCAATCTTAGTTTCTCTTCCCTGTAACCAAGTTTCGTTTTGGTTACTTCCCCGTTCCTTATAGCGTTCTTGTCGAACAGCTTTATCAGTTTCTAGATAAATTATATCAGTGTTATAATTATTCACACAATGTTCTAGGAACGATGATGTGAAAAGACGGTCGCCCTCAAAAAGAACAACCGAATCTTTATGTAAACTTGCTAGGAATTTAACTGCTTCTGGCTGAACCGCCATAGACATACGATCTGTTCCAGAGAAAGTTTCACCTTCGTCATACTTACCCAAAATATAATTACAATCATATTGAAGATACGGAACAAGTTTCACTTCATCATAAACTTTTATCCAATTAAATTTCGAAATAATTTCTTTCATTAAAGTAGATTTGCCAGCACCTGGCTCGCCACCAATAGCAAAAACAAGCATTATGTAAACCTTTCAATTCCAACCTTTTCAGGTTCAACAAATAGGCCCGTACAGTCTAAGATACCATTCTCACTGTATAAAGCCATTTTACTATTGTTTATCTGATTAGTCAATAGTTTATTATTTAGAGTTTCATTACGAGCATCCCACATTGGTTGCCAATCAATACCTTCCCATCCATCCTTTTCGCATTGAGCAATTTCTTCGGCCTGACGATCAAGATAATAACCAAGGTAACGACCATGTTTAACACGGAATAACTTTTTAAAAGAACAAAGGCAGGTTTCCATATCAAAGTAATCTGTGTTAGGAAAGTCTTTCTTAACTTCTTCTAGAATTAGATACGCCTGTGCTTCCAGATAAGCAAGTTGACTGACATCTAATTTTTTATCATACCATTCAGGTTTGTCAAGAGCAAGACATAAACCGTTACGGTGAGATCTTGAGCCAGAATAATCTTCAAGCATTAGACTGCTCGGTTCAATTGGTAAACCGCAACATTGCTTTAATGTTTGCATATAGAACCAAGTTGAATATCTACCAAACTTATGAAAGTTTCCCTTGACCTCGTCCCATAGTAAACTGAAACTTAGTTTAGGGCTACCCGGAGCAATGAAATCCTTAAACGCTTCTTCTTGAGAACGATCTCCTACCCAATTTTTGTAAGATTCAAACTGCGCAGGCAAATGACCCTTGTTCCATTTAGTATCTGTTTGATAGCGTAGACGTTTATAATTCTTACTGTTCCATTCTTTCAAACGATCAAGACCAACAAGTTCCATATCAGGAAACTCGTTCCAGATAACCCACGTTGTCGGAAAATGATACGTTGTACCGTAGATCCAAGCAATCCAAAGTTTCTGTTCTTTGTTATGCTCGAACCTACGGAACAAGTAATTGGTCATAAAGATAGCGGGGTCGCAATCCTTAATGGAAAGCGACCACCGATACCAGTTTATAAAATCTTTTAGTGTTTTTTCCAAAAGTTATCATACTCCTGCATGATCTTTGAGTGTGCCATGGCAGTAATTTCTCGCACTTCGCGATAAGGTGTAGAAGGGAGGATTTTTTTCCCGGTAACGTCAAAGATAATATCTTCATTCATGACTTCGCCACGAAGATACTTATCAAAGCAATAAGCGATCCAACCACAGTAAAGTTTACGATCTGACATATTCTTTGTAGTAGAAGTAGCCTGATCCGGAAGAATACGACGAGAAGAAACTTCTAGCTTTGGAACGTTATTGTTAATTGCATCACCAATAGACTCACGAGTTTGTAGTTCGTCCATCATAATAAGAAGGTTTCTATCTGCAGGATCTGAAAACTTCTTCGGGCGATTAAAGGGGAAGTAATACTTCTTCTCTTTAAAAGTTTGGACAATATAATCGATACCGGTATAAGCTCTATCAGACTTATCAACCATGAGGTATCGAATCAACATACCAAGCAAAGGCGCAGTGAGCATCTGCGGGGTGTTGTCCTGATCGATCATCTTACCAATAGTAACAAGCTCATCAATAAAGTAATCGAGTTTCTCTGCAGTCTGATTTGCTCGAACACTATATTCCTTTTCGTAAGAAAGAGTTACAGCTTCAGTCTCATTATCAGGAACATAGTTATCAAGAGCTACTACAGCAATATCATAAACCTGCTCGCCTTTTTGCATCTTTGCAGGAAGATTTACATGATAACCCTTATGGCGAAGATAACCACTAAGTTTCTCAGAGAAAGTTTCTGCAGTGTCGCTAGAGTCAATAGAGTGATATAGTTTCTCAGCTTCTTCCTTATCAGCCACACCAAAGAAAGTAACATGCCAAGACTCTGGTGCAAGATAATCAGAAAACTGTAAATTGTTTTTAAAAATATAAGATCGAGTATTACCATCTACACGTTCAATGCTGCCGTCGGGATAAACAACACACATCATCATACGATGAGTGATGAGAGGAACGTGACCCATTGCACGTTTGGTTTTCTGCCATCGAAGGTCTTCACGACGCTGACACCAAACTGGTTGAAAATTAAGAGCCACATCAGCAGGCATTTCTTCGACAACTGCCATCTTATATGGCGAGCTTTTGATTTTCTCATAAACCTTATCAAAAGAATACTCTGCATTAACCTTCTCTTTAAGAGAACCAATCGGAGTATCAATCACCTTGTCATCATACCACTTTTTAAGTAGTTCAATACCTTCCTTTGTGAGAGAAGAACCTTTCTTCAAGTTATCTTGTTCCTCAGACCAAGTAAGGTTCTCAGGCAAACAAACTACTTCAACAGGGATATTATGTTCAAACCCAAAATCAATAGAAACAATATGATCAAGATGCGGATTTGCAAACCCTTCTGGACGAGTCATATTCTTTCTATAATGATCCGTCAAACGACGGGCTGTCATCTCATAATGTTTCTTGTCAGTGATGCGTGCTGTATTCATAATATACTTCCTTTATAGTTTCGAGAAAGTCTGCGTATGCGCCTACGTCATAATCAGACAAGTAATATACTACCACTATTCTGCGAAAATGTCAAGTCCTTTATATTCGACGAAGAGCTCTACGCAACCTCCCTTTCCCTTTTTGGTCGCAGCCTTATAGATTACATCATCCAAAGAATAATCTATCTTGTTGAAATCAGAAGAATTAATCTTAAACATAGCCAATAGACACCCACTTTTCTGTTTACCTACGAATTGTATGCCTAGTTTTTTGTAGAATGGTATAGCAGGAATTTCCGAAGAAACTCGAAAATAATCCGCACTCGAATAAAAAGCGTAATACAAAGATTCATTGCACAATTTTCTAGCAACACCTTTGTTTCTGTGCGCATAAAAAGTATGAAGCAATTGAAGGTTAGCCGTATAAGGTTTACGTTTCGAAATAGTTGTGAGAATGGCTCCGGCAAGGTCATCGCCTTCCCAGAGCCCAACAACTTCATTCCATTTGTCTAACATATCACATTTAGCAACAAATGTTTTGGCAAACTTATCTTCTTTATGATCGCTAATGTTTGCTATAAATTGTTCTTTTGTAACTGTTTTAAACTGCAATGAACTCTCGGGATTTCTTTCCTCGCTCTTTATCATATTTTGTTTTCTCCCATGACGTATAAATCTCGTGATCATATTTTAGTTCAGGAAATTTATAATCGCCTTCAAGAAGAATTTGTAGAACATCTGGGCCATTATTGAGCGCAGCGTCTATAAACGCTTCAACAAATCTAAAAGAATCTTCTAACTCTCTACGGTCAAAAGAATTACGGAAACAACGGAACTCAATAGTTCCTGTGTGCTTCATACAATATGTATTAATTGCATAACGGAAAGGACGACCCATAGAAACGCCATCTTTACCTGCGCAATGTAACTTAATAAAACGATCAAAGTCAGTTGTAAGATTAATAATGTTGTTGCACATATAATCAGGCATCAACCTACCACAATCTAACTTCAAATAAGTTTTTGCAGTCTTTGTAGAAGCCATATCCGGGTGCAATCTAAATGCATGGATACGATCAACTACTACATGTTGATTTTCTTTGATGTATGCAACCAATCGTTTGAGCGCATCAACATCTTCTTTTAGACCTGGAACATATACATGAACATGATTATGAGAAATACAATTACTAGTAGGATTGTTACCGTGCGATTTATAAAAATCAAGAATCTCAAAAATTCTGT